TCAACGCAACAACGCCGGGCTGGACCGTTATCACGGCGGCAGGCGTCACCGTCATCGCCGTGGGCGATTTCACCTGATGTTGTCTCGCCGGGCGCTTGGCGCGATTGGGCCGAGAATTGCGGCTGCGGCTCCCGGTGGCGGCAACCACGGCGTCAGGTTTGACGGCACGAACGACTACCTGTCGCGGGCTGGGTCCATAGGCGCGGACAGCAAGCTCGGCATCTTTTCTTGCTGGATCAACACCGCCAACACCGGCGACGCAAATAACGCCGTTTTGCTTTTGGCCGATACAAGCGGGACGCTCCGCATTCATCGACGGGATTCCGGTGGCGGCAACTTAATCCAAGTCCTAGAGGGCGGCGGCGCAATCTTTTTGATTTCGACTATCCCTGTAGTCGCAGCGGACGGCTGGGTGCATGTCCTGGCGTCGTGGAACGTGGCCAGTTCTGGCACTATCAAACTCTATATCAATGACGTTGACGTCACCCAACTGAACGCATCGGCAGACACCACTATTACATATTCAAGCACCACCGAATTTGTTATCGGGGCAAACTCTGGCGGTGCCACCAAGGCCGACTTTGACGTTTACGATTTCTATTTGAATACCGCGACTAACCTAGACCTTACCAATTCAACGAACCGCCGAAAGTTTATAGACGGCAGCGGTAATCCGGTTGACCTCGGTTCGGATGGATCAACGCCGACCGGCTCCGCTCCCGCGCTGTTCTTCTCCGGGGAAACTGCCAGTTGGCATACCAACAAGGGCAGCGGCGGCGCGTTCACTCTGAACGGCACGCTAGCGCAGTCCGCAACTGATCCGTGACCACCAACCTCAAGCTCGCATCGTTCACGTCAGGGGGTGGCACGGTTGACCGCACGCTTGAAGCCCGCTGGGCTGAGACTGTTAACGTCAAGGACTACGGTGCTGTCGGGGATGGCGCTACCAATGACGGCCCTGCGATACAGGCCGCGTTCGATGCTGCGTTTGGTACCGCTGGTGCCCCGCACGGCACCGGGGCGTCAGCTAACCGGGAGGTGTATTTTCCGAGCGGGACATACCTAACAAGCCAACAATTGTTCCTGAACAACGTTCGCGGCGGGCACATCTACGGCAACGGGCCGCATCAGACGATCATAGAATACACCGGCACCGATACCGGAACGCCGGACGGCGTGACCGCGATGGTGACTGGCTACTCGCTGTGTTACACGCGGATTGAGGGGATACAGTTCGACGCAGGAACAGCGGATGCCGCATTCCGGCTCGATACGTTTGCGCGGTCAGGCACCTCTATCAGCGACGGGACCGGTGACTCGTACACTAACTGCATATTCAAGGGCGGTGTGATTGGGGCGTTCTTTGCGGGCTTTCATGCGGGTGGTACTCCCAATAGCGCGCTTGCTTCCGAGCAACGGTTTGTGAATTGCGGATTTGTCGATGCGACGTGCGGGTTGCGTATCCAAGGCAGTAACGCGCTCGATTACACGATGGTCGGCTGCTACTTTGAAAACAACGACATCGGAGTTTCGTCCCGACCCGGGGGCGCGATCTGGCTGCTGGGTTGTCGTTATCGGAATAACTCGATTGTGGATGTCCACCAAGCGGAACGCAACGCCATCATGATTTCAGGCGGCTACAGTACCAGCCTGAACTTCGCAACTGTCGCAGTTGGACTTATCAATAGCGTCTATCACGCCAACGCTTCCGAGGGCGGCTTCTGGATTAGGGAAGACGACGGCGAGCCTCATATTGATACGGCGTATTTCACTATTGATGGATGCCGTTCCACCAACGGCATCCTGTTCTGTACGCCAACGGCGTACGCATGGCTGCGCGGTAATGATTTCCAAAATGCGGGCTATCTAGACGACTTTGTGTCTGACCCGGAACAGGATATATGAGCATCGCGCTTGCTAACGCCCCGTTCAAGGCGACCGGCGCGACAACGGCCAGAACTCTCGGCGCGCATTTCGGGGACGTTATTAACGTCAAGGACTTTGGCGCTATTGGGAGCGGGCTGGTGGATGACGCGCCAGCGATCCAGGCCGCCTTCAACGCGGCGTTCGGAAGTTCTGGAAGCCCGCACGGCGCGACCAACAAGCATTTGAACAAGCCCGTATTCTTCCCGAATGGGATTTATCAACTTTCATCCAATCTGGACCTGACCAAAGTAGTCGGCGGGCGCATTTACGGCGCGGGGGTGGAAAGCACGATCATATCGCGCGACAGCGGCACCAACTTGATCGCACTGGACATCAACGGCGCGGCGTTTCTGACGATTGAAATGATGACAATCAGCGCCCAGGGAACAGGATCGTGTGCCATCAATCTTGATTGGGACGGCGACGACACCGGCAACGGATGCGAGGGGCTACACAGTAATCACTTCTCGGACTTGCTCCTAAGCGGCGCGTCTGGTGGAACTCAAGGGGGCTACGGAGTAATTATTGCGGACACCGACAATGAGGGCTGCGACAACCTCTTTAGCGGCGTCACAGTTACGCAGTTCGCGGTCGCCGGGATTGAGGCGCGCGGCACCGGGGCGATCAACAACCAGACCAACGGCGGCGGCGCTTCCTCCTGTGCGGCTGGCTACAAATGCACGGGCGGCTCTATTCATGTGCATTGCCCATCTTTGGCGGGCAACACCTACGATGTGGTTGTCAGCGCCAACTGGCCGGTCAGCATTACCGGGGGCCGCACCGAAAGCGACCTTCTCAACATGTCAACCGGCATCGTGACCATCAAGGGGGCCACGCAGTTCAACGACCCCGACGCAGGCCCGACGACCAAATTCGCAAACATCACTGGCGGCATCTGCATCATTGATGGCTGTCACAGTAATTGTGGTGTCATCACCGGCAGCGGCGGGAACCTCTATCTGCGCGGCAACAACTGGACCGACGCGGCTTGGGATACGGCGCTCGCTGCCTGGGACAGCGCTGGCGGGACAATCGTTTTAGATCAAGACCCGTGACGATCTACACGTTCGACCAGTCAGATTTCTACATCGACGAAAACGCCATCAGCGACTTTGTCGATGACAACGGCGAAACCGTCATTCTCGCGGACGGGGAGGGCGAGGGTGGCGGCGGCAACACGGCGTTTTTTGGCTTTCTGCATCTGGCGCTCAGACCAGCCCCGTCGTTAGCGGACCATCTTAAAAAACTGCTGTCCGCAATTGACGCGCGGAAAAACTAAACCGTTAAGCTAACAACCTAAACTAGCGAGCAACATCATGGAACGGCACCAACGTGCCGCGCCCCCACCGGGCGCGAGCGCGGATCTGTTCGTAATGTCCGACGAGAGCGTTGACCGCATGGGCGACGTGATCGAGCAATCCGGTTGGCAATTGCAAAACTTTACGCCCGAACGCAACCCCATCGCGCTGTTCAACCACGATAAAAACCAAGTCATCGGCAGATGGGCCGATGTGGCGGTGAAGAACGGCAAGCTTATCGGGCGGTTGGTGCTGGCCGAGCCCGGCACGTCGCCGCTTGTCGATGCGGTGCGCTCGCTCGTGCGACAAAACATCTTGCGTGCCGTGTCGGTCGGCTTCCAACCGTTGCAAGCCGAGCCGTTAAAGCAAGGCGAAAAATATGGCCCGCCTTATCGCTTCAAGAAAAGTGAACTTCTCGAATGTTCTTTGGTGAGTGTCCCAGCCAACGAAAATGCCTTGGCGATTGCCAAGGAACTGCCGCGCGAAGTGTTCGCCAGGATTTTCAGCAAGCCCGCAAACGAAAATCCAGACACGTCGCAGGTTCACCGCAAGCCCGCAAAACCCCTCGCACCCGCAAGGGCCGAGAAAATGAACACGTCAACCACATCGCAGCGCATCCAAGCTGCACAAACCAACCTCAATGCCTTGCGCGAAGGGCTTAAAGACCTTTCGAGCCGGGATGAACTGAACGCCGACGAAACCAAGCGATATGAGGAATTGCCCGGCGAAATCGAAGCGCAAAAAAAGGAACTGGAAAAGCACCAGCGAGCCGAGCGCGCGCTGATCGACGGCAGCGACAGCGACAGCAACGGCAGCAACGGCAACAGCAAACCGCATGAGGGCGAAATCCTGGTGCCGGGACGCGAGGTAACGCCGCCTCGACAGATGGTGAAAACGGACGACACGCCGCCGCGTTTGTTTGCGGTGCCCAAAAAGAAGGTTGAGCCAAACGAGCTTGTCATTCGCTCGCTGGCTTGCTGGGTCAAATCGGAAGCCTCGCACGAGCGCGACCTAGGAAAAGCTCTGCGCGAGTTTTACGGCAACGACGAAATGACCGGCATTGTGCTGCGCACGGCAGTCAATCCGGCGACGACAACCGTTGCCACTTGGGCCGCCGAGCTTGTGCAAACGGCGAATGCCGGGTTCCTCGACCGGCTGATCCCCACCAGTATCTATAATCAGTTGGCAGCGTTGGGCGTGCGCTACACGTTCCCGCCCGGCGTGGCCACGCTGAAAATCCCGGTGCGCGCGGCAATTGCACCGGGCACCATCGGATCGCTCGCCGGAAACTGGGTTGGCGAAGGCAGCGCCAAGCCGGTTCGCCGGGCATCGTTCAGCACGGTTGAGTTGAAGCCAACCAAGCTGTCGGTTATCAGCACCTTCACCGAAGAGATGCAATCATACGGCGCACCCGCCATTGAGGGCATCATTCGGCAGGGCATGGCAGACGATACGGCGATTGCGCTCGACACCTACCTGATCGACAGCACAGCATCGTCGGCAACCCGCCCGGCTGGACTGCTCAACGGTGTGACGCCGATCACAGCATCGGCGGCAACCCCGGCGACCGCAGCGATGGTGGCCGACCTCAAGGCACTGGTCGCCGCACTCACGGCGCAGAACGGCGGGCGCAGGGTTGCCATCCTGATGAACCCGGCGCAGGCGCTCGCGCTCGGATTTGCTCAAACCACAACCGGCGATTTCCTGTTTACGGATCGTCAGCAGGCGGGCAGCAAGTTCGGCGTGTCGTTCATCGTCAGCAACACCGTGCCAGCGGCGCGCGTGATTGCCGTCGATGCGGAAGACTTCGCAAGCGCAACGGGCGATGCCCCACGCTTTGCGGTGTCAACCGATGCGACGTTGCATGAGGAAGACACGGCACCGCTGCCGCTGGTGTCCGGTACGACGCAGCCGCCGACGCTTGCACAAATCGGTACGCCGCAACGGTCACTTTTCCAAACAGATAGCGTGGCCGTAAGAATGAGCATTTACGTCTCGTGGGTGATGAGGCGGAGTTTGATGGTCCAAACCATCAGCCCCGTGATCTGGTGATAGAACGGCCAGTTGTAAACTGGTGAATGTAATTGCCGGGCGGTGATCGTGCCGCCCGGCAAAACACCAACAGCAAGGAACCACAAACATGGCAGACGAAACCAAACAGGTGAGCGTGATCATGGGCCCGTATCAGAGCGCCCGCCTGACAATGACGACCGCTGATGCTGACGCAGCCATCAATGCTCATTGGGCGCGCGATCCCAACGAGCCATATGGCGAGCATGATCCGCTGAGTGCAGAGGAACGCGAAGCAGCACTGACGGCGGCAAGGGATTGGGCGCACCTTCAATGGGAACACGCCGGAAATCCGCCACCGGCACCGCCCGAGGGTGGGGACGTCCGTCGCAAAACAACGCGCGACATGAAACCCGCCGACAATCCCGACACCTACAAAACGCGCGGCACCTGATGGGCCTCGCGCAAACACTGGCGCGGCTGATCACGCCGCGCCAGAAGGCCAACCCGGCGGGCGAGGGCAACTATCATCCCGGCCCGTACACCGTGAGCGGCGGCTGGCTGCCGCATTCATGGGGCCAGAATTTGAATTTCTGGCAGATGGATTTGGACCCGCTGCCATTCCCAACATCATCAATCGTTGAGGCGTGCGTGTGGGCCTATGTTCGTGCCATCGCTCAGTTACCCGGTTATCATCGGCGCGAGTTGGACAATGGCGGCACTGAAACTGTCACCACCTCTGCGCTGTCACGCTTGCTGCGGGTGCCGAACGGCTACCAGACGCCAAGCGACTTTCTGGTTCACCTCATCCGTTCACTGTTGCTCAACGGCAATTCGTACTGGGTTGCGCAGCGCAATGAACGCAGCGAGGTAGTGGCGCTGCACTGGACCGATCCGCGCGGCTGTTGCGTGCGCGAGATTGGCGTGCAGGGCCAAGTGTTCAAAGAGGTGTTTTATGAGATTTCTTCAAACCCGCTGGTGACGTTTCCAAACTCTATCGGCGCAAACAATATCGTGGTGCCCGCGCGCGATGTATTCCACGTCAAACTCGCCACACCGCGCCATCCGTTGGTCGGTGAAACGTGGCTGGCGGCGCTGGCGCTGGAATTGTTCCAGCGTGGCGCAATCAACAACGCATCATCGACATTCGCGCAGAACATGAGCCGCCCGAGTGGCGTGCTATCCACCGACCTGACGCTGACCAAAGCACAGGTTGATGAATTGAGGGAAAGGTGGAACGCGCAGGCGGCAGGGCTCAACGCAGGCGGCGTGCCGATCCTGACCAGCGGTTTGAAATTCAATCCCATCAGTGTCAGCAACCAGGATGCGCAAATCATCGAGCAGTTAAAGCTCAACGACCGCACCGTGGCGGCGGTGATGGGGGTGCCCGCCATCCTGCTCGGCATCAGCGACACCGCCACGCAAAAAAGCGCGGAAGCCATCATGTCGGAATGGCTGGCCAGCGGGCTCGGCTGGCTCATCAATCACATCGAGGTTGCGCTTGACGCTTTCATCGGCCTCAACGGCGTGGCAGCGGGCAAGGAATGGACTGAATACGATACCAAGGCGTTGCTGCGCTCGCTGTTCAAAGAACAAATCGACGGGTTGGCCCGCTCGGTGCAGGCGGGTATTCACGCGCCCGACGATGCACGCCTTGAGCTTGGCTTTTCAGTGGTGCCCGGTGGGCACGGCAAAATCCCGCGTGTTCAGCAACAAATGGTGCCGCTCGATTTTGTGCCGCCCGAGCCTAAGCCCGCGCCAGTAACCACACCGCAGCCAGCCGCCAACGATGATAAGCCCGAGGCCGAGCTAGATGAGGCCGACAAACGGGCGCTCATCATGGGACGCATCAAGAGGGATATGCATGAGCGCCGCATTACCTGACCCTGCATTGATTGGCGCGGTTGCCGATCTGCTTGTCGAGGAACAGAAAGCCCGCGCCGCCAGCGTGCGCGACTTGGTGGCCGAGAATGCCCGCAGCCGCGAGCGCATTGATGAATATGGCAACGTGATTGAAACCAAATTCCAGGCGCTCGAAATCCGCGCGCGCGAGTTTGTCACCGCCTTTGTGCAATCGCTCAATTTGAAAAGCGGCGAGCCCGGCGCACCGGGCCCAATTGGCCTGCAAGGCGAACGCGGATTGCAGGGCGAGGCTGGATTGCCGGGATTTCCCGGCGAACGTGGCTTGCCCGGCGAGCGCGGTGAGCGCGGCGAGCAAGGCCCCATCGGATTGGTGGGTGAGCTAGGCCCGCAGGGCGAGCGTGGCTTGCCCGGCGAGCGCGGCGAGCGCGGTGAGCGCGGCGAGCGCGGTGAGCAAGGCCCGCCCGGTTTGGCCATGGAGGGGCCGCCCGGTGAGCGCGGCGAGCCCGGTGCGGTCGGCCCGCAAGGCGAGCGCGGTGCCGATGCCTATGCCGGTCAGGCGCGTGGCCTGTGGAAGCCCGACGCCAAATATCGGGCGCTCGACACCGTGGCGCTCAACGGCAACGAATGGCGAGCCATCCGCGACAATCCCGGCCCCTGCCCCGGCGAGGGTGATAACCGGGGTTGGATGCTGTCGGCTCGCGGCAGCAAAGGCGAGCCCGGCAAGCAAGGGCCAGCGGGGCCGCAAGGCAAACCGGGGCCGCGCCCGGTCAAGTTTCATGTTGACGCCGAGCAATGGCGCATCGTGCTTGAGCTTGATGACGGCAACCAAATCGTTTGCGACTTGTTTCCATTTTTTGACCGGCTTAGTCAGGAAATCGCAGCATGAGCATTCGGGTGCTGACGCGCGACACCGAGGCGCTGCCCGATGATTTGCTGTCGCCCGCCAAAGAACACATGCGCGTGGACCATTCCGAGGAAAACAATTTCATTAAGTCCTGCATCGCGCGGGCCATCGCCAACATCGAGCAGCGCAATGAGGTGACAATCAATCCCACGACCGTGCTTTGGACAATCAGCGCCGCATCGTTTGTCAGCGGTGCTGTCAGCGTTCCGGTGACACCAGCCGAAAGCGCGGTTGTGATGAGCGGCGAGGATGACGTGTCAACGGATTATTCGCTGGCGCTGAAATGGGGAAGCATTCACGGCGTGCCAATCATGGTACTGGAAGGCTCGGCGGCTGCGCTGTCGGCGACGTTGACGTGCGGGTTCGACAGCATCGACACGCTGCCGCCCGCGCTGCTCGACAAGATCATGCGTATCACCGCGCACCTTTATGAGCATCGGGAAATTCTGATACCGGGCCGCGAGTTTGTTGCGCCCGACTATTTGCTCGACGCAACGTGGTGGGTGCCGCGCGCATGAAAACCGTTTTCATGGATGCGGATTTTTATTATCAGCCGCACCGCAAGCTCACGATCTGGTTTCAGGGCGGCAACTGTTACACCAACGTGCCCGATGCGGCGGCGGTTGCCATCGAGGCGGCGGGCAAGGGCACCATCTATGCCGACGCGCCGCTGCCCGACGATTGCATCGACTATGAGCGAGCATGGAAGCAACTGCGGCACCGCGCGCCGCCCGGCAGCGCATCGTGGCATCAGGCGAGGCAACACTAGATGCCAGCCGGTGACTTGCGGTATCGGGTGAAGTTTTCCGAGCGCGACACCGTAAGCGACGAATACGGCAACCCGCAAACCGGCTGGCTTGATAGGTTCACCGTCGCGGCCAACATCACGCCTCAACAGGGTGGTGAGGCGGTGGATGCTGCGCGGCTCGCCGGGCGGCAACCCGTCACTATTCGGGTGCGCCGCTCGGCTGACACCGCACGCATTCGCACCGATTGGAAAGCCACCAACGTGGGCGACGGCACCGAATATAACGTTAGGACGGCCATCGACCCGATGCAGGGCACCGTCGAGCATAGCAAGTGGGTTGAATGCATGGCTGAGGCGGGGGTGGCGATATGAGCGGCGACCGCAAGGCCATGGCCATCATAGCCATCGGCGTGGCCATCGCGTTCGGGTTTCTCGTTTGGGCGATGGTGCAATGATGTGGATTGAATTTCTGCGCGACGTGGACATTCGCGTGACGCGCTGCACCTTGCGCGCATACAAGCTCGGCAACGTTTGCTTTGTGCATGAAAAACACGGCGCGAAAATCTTGGAGTTGGGAGCCGGTCGATTGGTCGAGGGGCCATGCCTCTAAGCGATGCAAGCCTGCCGCTGCAAAAAGCGATTGTTGCCTGCGTGACGGCTGACGCTGGCATGGTGCCGCTCATCGGCGGGCGCATCTATGACGCCGTGCCGATGAATGCCGTTAAGCCCTATGTCAGCTTTGGCGCGTTTCAATTGTTGCCCGAGGCGGGCGATTGTTTGGAAGGCGGCGAGACTGTCATACAACTCGACGTGTGGGCGAAAGGCCCCGACACCGTTGAAGCGAAGCGCGTTGGCGCGGCGCTCATCACCGCGCTCGATGATGCCGCGCTCGCGCTCGATGGCCAGCGATTGGTTTTGTTGTCGGTTTCCGACGCGCAATATTTGCGCGAGCCCGACAACATCACGTCGCACGGCGTTGTCACCATTCGCGCGCTGACCGAGCCCGCCGCATGAGCGATGAGTTGCAGCAATGGATGCGGAAGGCCGACTACAAGATGAAGCGCGAGCTTGCTGGCGTTGTAAAAGAGCAGGCCGACCGGCTCGCCGACGCAATTCGCGCGGTGGCACCCGTCAAGACCGGGCGGCTGCGCGACAGCATCCGCGTTTACCGCACCCGCAAGGAATTGCGTTTTGTGGTGACGGCCAAGGCAACACGCGAATATGTCCGCAACGTGCGCTATGAGCGCGAGGTTGCGGTTGGTTCCGGCGACACGCAAGGCATCGCGCGCGGCAGTACCGCAGGCGTCACCTATGACTATGCGGTGGCCGTTGAGTTTGGCAATGAGCGCGCGCCCGCGCAGCCGTTTTTCTACAACACCGCACGCGCACTTGAGGCCGACATTCGCGCTGAGCTTGAGAAAGCGGTTGGCGAGTTAATCAGCCGCTAATTTCCGAAACTGCCGTCACGACCCAGCGCCGCCCATTCAACCGGGCGGTTTTTTCTTTTGGAGAAAGGAAAGCAGATGACCAAGCCAACCACCGCCAATGCAAGCAAGCTCACGATTTGGGTGGGCGACGGGGAAACACCGGAGGTGTTTGAATTTCCCTGCGGCCTCACCACCAAGGGCATCGCGTTCGGTGCCGCGACCAACGAAACCAACGTTCCCGATTGCGATGACCCTGATGCCCCGGCATGGACCGAGCGCGTGGTTACGGCGCTGTCGGCACCCATCACCGGCTCGGGTGTTCTCGCAAAGGAAGCGTTGCCGACTTGGGAAACTTGGTTTTTTTCAGCCGCAAGGCGGAATTGCCGCGTCATTATCGAATGGGATGACGTTACCATCAACCGCTATGACGGCGCATATTTGCTGACGGCGTTTACCATCAACGGCACGCTCGGCAACAAAATCCAAATCGACGTGGCGCTGAGCAATGACGGGCAAGTTGTCCCAAGCACTACGCTGCCAACGGTTCTCGCTGCATGAGCGCGGTCGGCACCATCACCATCATCTGGCGCGGCGGCGAGCATCAGTTTTGCTTGGCAAAGGTCGGTGAGATTTTTGCGCTTGAGGATACTTGCCGGGCGGGCATCATGGAAATCCTGCGCCGCCTCGAAACCGAAAGCTGGCGGCTCAACGATGTGCGCGAAACCATCCGGCTCGGTTTGATTGGCGGCGGCATGGACCCCGAGCGCGCCATGCTTGCCGTCAAACTGCACGTCGATGGCAACCCCAACGGGCTGGCACCGTCCGTGCTGATTGCACATGAGGTGTTAAGGGCCGCCGTGGTCGGCGTGAGGGATGACCCGGTGGGAAAACAGAACGCGGCGGAAACCGAGGCGGCGGGCCAAGCCTCTACCACGATGACGGGCGTTTCCGCCGCTCAGCCGTCTATGGAATTGCCGCAGGATTGGGATGGGCACCGCGACAAACCGATGCCGCAACCATCTGGGAATTGGCCGCCTGCATCGACGGATACAACCGCGCCAACGGCGGCGATGCCGCAGGCGAGCCCGCGCCACTAACCGGCAATGAATTTGATGAGCTAGTGGAACGTCACCGGACCATCGCAACACAAAGTAAATCGAATGGCAGCGCCAGCCCTACGCATTCCGGTTGAGCTAGACACCGAGGCGTTAAAACGTCAGTTGGAAAAAGGGGCCAACCACGTCAGCGAAGCCACGCGAGCCATGCGTGCCGGGTTTGATGCTGTCAACAAGGCCATGCTTGGCGCAGCGGGCGGCGCGGTGGTTGCCGGTGTCCTGCGTACCGTCACCGTGGTGGGCGGCGCGGTGGTGGCGTTCAAGGCATTGCAAGGCGTCATCAGCGGCACGCGCGAGGAATTGGCGCGCATGGTCGAGATATTCAACAGGGCGCGCGATGCGGGCGTGTCGGCGGAATTTTGGCAATCGTTTATCGCCGGGGCCAAGGGTGCCGCCGATATGGTCGCGGTGTTTGAGGGCGCGCTTGATCATGCGCGCAGGGCGACAACCGCGCGGCTCGATGTGACCGCTGGCAGCATTCTCGACGCGGAGGATTTGAAAACCCAATGGAGTGAGGTTGAGCAAGCCATTCAGCGCGCCAAGGTGCTGCTGCAAGGCGGCGGGCTCGGGCCGCAGCAATTCGGCACCGCGACCAATCAGGATGAGCGCAACCGCGCCGCGCTGCAAACCATGTCGGAATTGCTCAGGGCGGGCGAAAAGCTTGAGGCGCTCAACCTTGGCGAAAAAATGTTTGGTAGAACATTCGTTGACAACATCCGCAACGGCAAAATTGAGGTGGACAAGCTCGGCGCGACCATCGACCGGCTGTTGGCTGGCAAGGCCAGCGGCGAATTGTTTGGCGAGAAAATTATCGGCAACGAAACCGTCAGACAGGCCAAAGAATTGGACGAGCGATTGACGGAAGCTTGGCGGCTCACCGAGCAAAATCTAAAACCGGCGTGGGGCGTGCTTGGAAACTTGGCGCTCGACATTAAAAATGCGTGGGTCATCATCGTTGAATTGATTGAGAAAGCCACCAGCCTCATCCCCAACATCGCGGCGGCGATGCGGACAATGGATTTCGAGCGGCTGACGCGGCAGCGCGGCGAAATCGCACAACAGCTTTTGACCGGCACAAGTTTGAGCGCGCAGCGCGTCAAGCAATTGGGCAATCAGCTCGACCGGGTTGATGAAATGCTGACCGCGCTAGCGCCGCCCGGCACGCAAGTAACGGTGCGGCCAAAATTTTCGCCGTTCACCATCGGGCAAATTCGCGGCGCGCTCGGCGGGGCAACGCCGAGGGATGCGGCAACAACGGCGGCGGGGGCCACCGCCGTTGATCCATTCCAAACGGCCATCGACGCGCTCAACAAGCGCACGCAGGGCATCGAGGCGGAAACCAAAGCTATCGACGATGGCACCGCCGCGCGGGAAAAATCGAGGGTTGCCGCGCAGTTGGAAGCTGTCGCCAAAGATAAGAACGGCGAAGTGACCGAGGCCAACCGGATTGCCATTGAAAGGTTTGCGACCGCTTACGGCAACGCCGTCGCCAAGATGGAGCAAGCCCGTGCGCCGCTGGCAAACTTGGCACGCGAGAGCGCAAACTTGGGCAAGCAGATGAATGAGTTTGGTGCCACCTCGCTCAACAGTTTCACCAGCGAGCTTGCCAACGTCATAACCGGCGCGACCAAGGCGCAGGATGCTTTCAAGAAACTGGCCGATAGCATCATCAATGACCTTGTGCGGATTGCGCTTAAGCGCGCCATCATCGGGCCCATCGCGGGGCAGCTTAATGCGCTGTTCCCGGTCACTGGCGCGGCGGGCGGGCCGGGGCCGATCTTTGCCCCCGGCATGATGGCGGGCGGGCCGGTCGCTGCCGGGCAACCCTATGTGGTCGGTGAGCGCGGGCCCGAGCTATTCGTGCCGGGCTCAATGGGCCGCATTGTGCCGAATGGCGGCGGCGGTGGCGTCACCCAAACCGTGGTCATCAACGATTATTCAGGCCACGCGCAAGTGAGCCAGAAACAATCAGCCGAGGGCGGCGGCATTGAGGTATTCGTGCCCGCGCTTGAGCAAATGCTGGCGTCGGGCGTCAGCCGAGGGCGCGGCTCGCTGAGCAAGTCGATGGATGCGCGGCGGCGCGGCACCAACCTCTATGGATAATTAAATGCCGCTGCCGGTTTGGCCCGCCACGGTGCCGCACGTTTCGGCGCAGCCGCCTCATGCGCTCGATCAACCTTACACGCCGCCCGTTGTCACCGAGGTTGAGGATGGGCCCGAGTTGATGCGGCCTCAATCGCAAACCGTTATCGAGCGTTACGGCTACGCCATCAAGATGACGCACGCACAGTTTGCGACGTTCAAGGCGTTTGCCCGCGACACCATCGCGCAATGCACCGCGCATTTCACCATGATGGTGAATGTGCTTGGCACCGGCTGCGTCGAGCGGCGCGCATACATCGAGGGCGGCAACTACCGCGCCGAGCCGCGCGGGGCTGCGGTGTTTGTCAGCTTTCGGCTTTGCGCTTTCCCATCGTCGGCGGTAACGGGCCCCGCCGTTCCCGGCATCATTTCCAACCCGGTCATTAGCGGCAACCGGCAAGTCGGGCAAACGCTAACGCTGACCAGCCCCGGCACCTGGACAAACACGCCGACCAGCTACGCACGCCAGTGGCGGCGCAACAGCGTGAATATTTCCGGCGCGACCGGCAGCACCTATGTGGTGGTCGCCGCCGACACCGCAGCAAACATCAATTGCGCGGTGATCGCCAGCAATGCGGTGGGCGCATCCGGCGTGGTATTCAGCAACACGCTGAGCATCGACGGCATCCCGATCAACACCGTTGCGCCGGTTGTCTCGGGCACCGCCACGGTGGGCTCGACGCTTTCCTGCACCAGCGGCGGCTGGACTTATTCACCGACCGGCTACGCTTACCAATGGCGGCGCAACGGCACCAATATTAGCGGCGCGGTCGGCAGCACTTACTTGCTGGTGTCGGCTGACGGCGGCGCGAGCATCACTTGCGCGGTGACGGCGACCAACCCGCAAGGCACATCGTTGCCCGCCATCAGCAACGCGCGGACCATTTCGGGCGGCGTCACCAGCGGCGGCGGCGTTGCGGCGGGCACCGGCTTGGCGACGGCGACAGGCCACACGGTTCTGCGCGTCACCGGCTCGGCCAGCGGCATCGGCATAGCAACGGCCTACACCAGCGGCGCGACGCTTGTGCCGGGCGCTGGCACCGCGAGCGGTGTCGGCACCGCGACTGGCGTTACCACCATACCGACCGGGCCGCTCGGCCTGCTGTTCCTGATGATGGGAGCGCGACCGTGAGCCTGACCGCCGCGATGCAAGAGGCCTACGCCGCCAACCCGGCAGGCGTCAGCGTCATCGAAACCATCGAGTTGGATCATGTGACGTTTGCCACGCCGGTACGCATCGCAACCGGCGTGCAGGATGACATTAGCTTACCGCTGTCGCTCGGCGGCGCGACGGCATTGTTTCGTGCGCTGCAAATTTCGGTGACGCTGCCCGGCGTCGGCGAGGATGGCCCGACGCCGATGCGGCTGCGGATCGACAACGTGTCGAGCTTTCTGCTGCCCTATATCCGCGATGCGGTGCAATCCACCGAGCCCATCGCGCTGACCTATCGCGCCTACGCATCGGATGACTTGACGCAGCCGGGCGACGTGGTGACGGCAATGGAATTGCGCGACGTGTCGCTGTCGGCGGTGAGCGCCGAGGCAACGGTGGCGCTCAAGGAAATCGAGCTACAGGCATTCCCTCTGGCAACCTATGATGAAGAACTTTACCCAGCCCTGCAAAACACCGGCTGAATATATCAACAGCCTCATCAATGAGCCGTGGGCGCGTGACGCGCGGCATTGCTGGCGACTGGTGATCGACGTGCAACAGCAATTGTTTCGCCGCAGATTGCCGCCCGTTCTCGGTATCGCTGCGAGCCGTGCCGCAAATGTCGAGCTATTCGCGCATCACGTCGAGCGGCGCAACTGGATGCAAATCCCGTTTCCCGAGGATGGCGCGGTGGTGCTGATGCGGCGCAGCGCGCAACAGGCGGGCAACTACATTCACGCGGGCGTCTATCTCAACATCGACGGCGGTTGCGTGCTGCACAGCGATGAGCCGCACGGCGTGGTGCTTGATAACCGGGTTGAATTGGCGGCGCGCGGTTGGGTGGCCGATTATTTTATTCCGAGGGCATGAATGCACGGCATGATTAAAGCGCGCCAGCGCGCGGCACCCGCCCGCCTGGTTTGTCACAACGTTGTCGGTGAAACGCTCGGCACCGTCACGCTCGACCGGCGACGCCGCAAGCTGTCGAGCGTGGTGCGCCGCGCCAATCAATCGCGGCCTTTCATTGTGTCGCTGCACAAGCCCGGCGACACGCTGCGCCCGCAAGACCACACCGTTGTGCTGCGCGCGGCGTGGAAATCCACCACCGTTGAAAGCGGCGACGTGGTGCTTGTCACCTATCTGCCAGCCGGTGGCGGCGCGGGCAGGCAATCGAGCGGCAAGCAAATCGGCGCAGCGGTTGCGCTGATTGCGCTGGCGGTGGTCGCGCCATATGCGCTGGCGGCGGCGGCACCCGCCGCGCTTGCGGTCGGCACGTTCGCAAATGCCGCCATATCGGCGGGCATCGTGGTCGGCGCGGGCTATATGTACAGCCTCGCCACCAAGGCCAAGGCCAACGAAACCAACGACAGCGAGCGCCCGGTGTATGGCGTCAGCGGCGGCGGCAACCTTGGCCGCGCGGGCGACCGCATCCCGCTGCTCTATGGCCGTTGCTGGACGCAGCCGGATTTAAGCCAGCCGGATTACACGGTGTATGACGGCGAGGACCAGATTTTATACAAGCGTTGCACGCTCGGCCTCGGCAAATATCAAATCCACACCTTGATGCTCGGCAGCGCCACGCTGTGGAATGAGAGCGTCGGCATTGTGCCGCCATTCAGCAACGTGCCGGGCGGCACCGGCATCGGCGGCAGCGTGACGCACAGCGGCACCGGCACCGATATTGAAATCGTCCAGCCCGGTGCGGTGTCGGCGCTGGTGCCGGGCTCGGTGTATTCCGCGCCCGAAATCGGTGCCATCGAATTGCCGCGCCCGTCAGACGTGCCGGCCTACGCGGGGCCGTTCCCGGTGACGCCGCTGGGCGAGCAAACCGCCCGCATCCAACTCGACTACAGTTTGCCGCAAGGTTGCTATGGCACCATCAAATCGAACGGCGTGGATGTTGGCGCAACGTGGTCCGTCTATTTTGAATACGCGCCTTGTGATGATGACAACGTGCCAACCGGCGATTTTGTCGGCCTGCACGGCAACACCGGCTATTTGCTCACCAAGCGGGCGCAGCGGTTCACACGCTATTGCGATGTGCCGCTCGGGCGCTATGTGGTGCGCGGGCGCAATCAAATTGACTGGGTAAACCCGGCAACCGACAGCAACGAAAACGCTTTCGGCCTCATCATCAATTCGCTGATGTGGGATGGGCTGCGCGCGCACTTTGACGAAACCATTTTGCGCCCGCACGTCACCGAAATCGCGATACGGGTGCGCTCGGGCAAGGGCTTGGGCGTTACGGCGTTTGCCGATCTATGGGTTGAGGCCACGCGCATTTTGCCAACATGGAACGGCTCAACGTGGATCGACGCGCCGACCCGCAAGGCCGTTTACGCTTTCAAGGATGTGTTGCAGGCCGACTATGGCGCGGGGCTCACCGACCCCGAGGTTGATTTGGAACGCATCAAACATTACGCCTCAGTTCTCGGCGGCGTTAACGACACCTTTGATGGCGTCATTCGCGGCCCGGTCAGCGTGTGGGAAGCGGGCGCAACCGTGCTTGGCACCATCCGCGCCGAGCCCGCGCGCATCGGCAACACTTGGTCGCTCACCCGCGACGAGCAGCGCACCACGCGCAAGCACGTGTTCAGCCGCCGCCAGGTTTTGCGCGGCTCGACCAGCGCCGATTTCAAAATATCGCGCAACGATGGGGCCGCCGACATTATCGTTGAATATGCGCCGGGCGGCGATCCACGGCGGCGGCGCAACACCCGCGCGACATTCGGTGCGGAAAGCCTGACGCCGCGCCGGGTGAGTTTGATGGGCGTGAGCGACCACGACCACGCGCACCACCTCGCCACATGGATTGCCGCGAGCGCGTATTTCCGGCGCGAGCGCCGCAAGGTTTCGGTTAACCGGCAGGGCCGCATTGTGAACCGTGGCGACCCGGTGCGGATTGACAGTTGGTTCATGGCCGACGCCCGGGCGGCGGGCGTGCTGACCCGCAGCGGCAACACGCTGACCCTCGACACCGACATGGCCATTGTGCCGCCGACGCACGCCATGCTGCGCAACCGGCACGCCGAGGAATTTGGCCCGATCCTGGTGACGGCGGGCGCATCGCCCAACATCATCAACCTCGACGCCGCCGACCTCGCTGCGGTGGAAAGCTTTTTTGAGCAGACGCTTGCGCAAGTGATGGCGCACGATGACGAACACCCGACCACCGTGCTGGTCGGCCCGCTGCTCGAATTGGCCGACGCCTATCTGATTGACAGCGTGACGCCGCAGGGCCGCGAGGTGGTCGGCATCGAGGCGGTCTATGATGCGCAAGGCGTATGGGATGCGCTGGGCGAGCTTCCGCCGCCCGCGCCGTTGATCCCGAGCGGCGGCGATCTTTTCCTGCCGCCTTATCCGGTGGTGCCGTGGGTGCGCGCGAGGGCAACGCAAAAGGCCATCAGTCTGGAAATGGAGTGGGCGGTGGGCCGGGCTCGAGGCGCGGCGCGCTATGTGGTGCAGGCGAGCTATGACGAGGGCACGACATGGGAAACCGTCAGCGAGGACCAAAGCACGAGCGGCACTTGGGTGCTGCGCCATGTCGATGGCATCAACGTCAAGGTGGGCGCGTATGCCATCGGCGCAACCGGCTACGCGGGGCCGACCGTTTATACCGAGTTTGAAACGTTTGCGCCGCTCATCCCGCCCGACAGCATCCAAATCCAGATCGACAGTTTCAATGAAGCGTTGGCCAAGCTGGTCACAGCCGATTTCAAATATGCCACCGATCGCATCCAGGCTATCGAGCAGCAGATTGCCCGCGCTGCCGTCGAGCAGGACATGCAGAATTTTCTCGACCGGATGCGGCAGAACGGCAACCTGAAAGAAACCCGAGAGGTGTTGCACCAAGAAGTTGGTGACGTGTCTGCCGAGGTTGCGATTGTGGCGCAGGCTGGCGCGGATGCCGAGGCGGCGTTTGCGCAATACAGCGTCAGCGTAAACGCAAAAATCGGCCAGCCCGGCACCGAGGATGGCACCATTCAGGCATCCGTTGACACGGTATCCGAGGCCGTCGCTACTACTGCGGGCGCGCTGTCAACCTTGACCACCGATGTGACGGCAAAGATTGGCGCTCCCAACGGTACCGGCACCATTCAGTCATCGGTCACTACGGTTTCCACCGCTGTCGCCAGCATCAACACCGGGCTCGCCGCATCATGGGGCGTGACGCTCAACGTCAACGGCTACATCAGCGGCATCAAGTTGCTGAGCAGCCCGACATTCAGCGCGTTCGTGGTACAGGCGGACGTTTTTCAAATTGCGTTGCCCGGCACGGAAGGGCCGAAACCAGTGTTCCAGGTTGGAACCATCAACGGCGAGCCGCGCATCACCATCCGGGCCGCCATGTACGCTGACGGCACCATCACCGCACGGAAGCTCGATGTGGCTGAATTGTCGGCCATCACCGCCAACGTTGGCTTGGTGACGGCGGGCCAGCTTAACGCTCAGAACGGCACGATGCAGATTAACCTAAACTCCGGTCAAATTGTCATCCACGGTGCTTGAATGATCCCGCGCATTTATGTCGGGGCCGACCGTGTTGCGATTTCGCGGCCCGGCCACAACGTATTCGGCTCGAGCAACCACACCACGATGGCGTTTGACACGAATTTGCCGCCCGTCGAAAGGCCATTGCACGCTGGCGTCATTTACGGTGCCAGCATCAACGCATTGCCATCCTATTCTTACCCGGTGGCGTATTCCCTGCCGCCGTTCGCGGTTGTCACGCGCAAATTTCCCGGCACCAGCCAATATTATGTTTCAAACGCGCGGGGCAACGGCCAGAGTTGGCAGGGTGCTTATGTGATCTTTCACACCACAACTTATTTTCAAATCCAAAGGCCGCCGCAAGTGTTTACCGATCCCGATTGGAATACCCCGTATGATTGGGTTTTCATTGTCTATCGCGCCGAGCCGTTCCTGTGACCGCGCGTTTTGCAACGCTCAATTCTACTTGGGGCTATGGGCTGTTTCTGTCAAAGCCCGGCATTGATGCGACCACCAATCCCGACCCTGCAAACTTTCTACTGCACAGCAACGTCAAAGAGGAACAAGTGTTAACGGCGGGCTACGCGGCGATCCCGGCAAGCGGTTTTGCAACTGCCGGGTTTTCGCAAGTGCTGCCGTCGCCGCCGCTGTTCTGGATGAATTTTTCCACCGCCGCAGGGTTCGGCAGTCAGGCGATGCCGTTTGAAATTGGCATCGTAGCCGCCAACCCGTTTCCGCCAAGCCTTATTGCCGTCACCGCATACGTTGACACCAGCGGCGTTTATTTTGCCAATCAGGTCACAAACTACCAAGCGAATTTGCAATATGTCGTACTGGCGCGGGGCGGATGACGCGGCGCGTTTTGTTTCAAGGCGGCGGTGGTGTGCGCAGCGCGCTCAAGGTGAGTTTGCCCGGCTACGATGTTGTCACCGCACCGCTCAACGGGCTGGCGTTCGATGCCGAGGGCGCGGCGTTCCATATTCTCGCGCGCGGCCAGTTCGATCAAATATGCCCGTTTTTCAATTCCGAGGCGGTGACAACGCAAGTCGTTAACTTTCCCACCCAACCGCGCCCGCCGTTCGCCTGCGTTTACTTTCGGCAACTCAGCGGCGGCACGCCAAGCACCGTTGGTACATCGCCGTGGATTACAATTGCGGTGACAGGCTTTCCGTCATTCTCCACCACCTACAACTATGCGCGGGTTGACGTGTTTAGCAACAGCGCACACTTCACCATCCAGCACCGCAGCTTCAGCAGCTTCCGCGTCAACTACTGCTTTTTTGTAGAGGATTTGTAATGCTCGGCGGGACTTACTCACAAGGCACCATCATACTCGATAACGGCTCAACCGCCGTCAGCGGTGTCGATGTGCTTTGGAATGACGTGCTTGAGGGTGATGAGCTTTGGCCGAGCGGCCACGGCGCAATGATTATCGGCGCGGATGTGGTGCATCCGTTCAACGCCATCACGCTGCTCACGCCGTGGCCGGGCACCTCGCTGCTCGGCAGCACTTACGTCATCGTGAAGGTATCTTGGAAGCGGCACGATGTGACCGAGCTTCAAAAGCTTTGGCGCACGCTGGCCGCCGAGCTTGAGGCGACCGGCAATTTCATCTTTGTCGAGGGCGATGAGCCCGACCCCGAGATGGGAGAGAACGGGCAATTTGCGCTCAAGACCAACGCCGCGCCGTGGAAACTTTGGTACAAAGAGGTGAACGTTTGGGTGCCGCAGGGCATCCCGGTCGGCAGCATCTGGCGCGGCGAATGGTCGGCGGCGACCACCTACCAAATCAACGATGTGGTGGGCCGCAATGGCAGCACCTACATCGCCGTCACGGCTGACAACCTCAACAAGCCGCCCGAGAGCAACCCCGGCGATTGGGATTTGACATCATCGGCGGGCGGGACCGGCGCGGATGGCGGTGTCATCACCATCCCCTATGTGTTCTCGACCAGCACCGCGATGGCCGATCCCGGCAGCGGTGCGCTGCGGCTCAACAACGCAACGCAGAACGCCGCCACCGCGCTGGCGCTTGACTTGATCGACAGCCGGGGCCTCGATTTCACATCGGTGTTGGCGTCGGCGTTCGGCACCAGCAACCCGGTGCGCGGCCATATCCGCATTCACAAGACAACCGACACTACAAAGTTTGTGACGCTCGCCGTCAGCAGCGAAGCATCGCCAACCGGGTTTAAGCAATATTCCGTGAGCGTCATCGGTTCCAGCGGCACCGCGCCGTTTGCCGATCTTGATCCCGTCACTGTCAATTTTGGCCGCGCGGGCGATCTTGGCTCGCAGGGCATCCAGGGCATCCAGGGCATTCAAGGCCCCATCGGAAATCCAGGCGGTGCCATCGCGTTGCCGTACACGGTCGATGGCCTCACGACCATGGACAGCAACCCCGGCGCGGGCAAGATGCGGTTCAACATCGCGCCGCAGCAATCCGCCACCGTGCTGCGGTTCAGCGACACCACCGCGCTCGGCGCGCCGGTTGGCAATCAGTTTGACGCCATCACCACCGCATCGGACAGCGACCCAAAGGTGAGCGGGCGGATATTTGTCAACGGCGGCACGGTGCCGCGCTTGCAGTTTGTGGTGAGCGCGGTTGAAGCCAAAATCAATTATCACAACCTCACCATCGCGGTGGTGAGCGCCAGCGTGCCCGACCCGTTCCCCGATGGCGCGTCAATCGTGGTGGACTGGACGCCGGTCGGCGACAAGGGTGACGCCGCCACCATTGCTGTAGGCACCACCACAACCGGCGCGCCGGGCACGGATGCCGCCGTCACCAATGTGGGCACCAGCTACGCCGCGATTTTTGATTTCAGCATTCCCGAGGGCACGCCCGGCCAACCCTTTGCCCCAACCTATGTGGTGCCCGACTTGGCTGGCCGTGCAGCCTATGACGATGAGCCTGAGCTAAACGTTGACGGCTCGCGCATGTCGGTGCTGGTCGAAAGCGACAGCAGCAACGGCGGGCTGCCAACGCTCTACTTCAAGCAGAGCGATGCCAGTGCGGATTGGTCGGAGGGGGCATCGTTTCAGGCGGCGGGCGCGGCGGATGCCGTCAGTTATGACAACACCACATCCGGCTATGACAGCATAACCGTGCAAGGGGCGCTGGACGAAACCGCAGAGGATATAAATTCCAAGGTTGCCAAGTCTGGCAGCACGATGACGGGCCTGTTGACGTTAAGCGGTGATCCAATTGCGCCGCTGAATGCCGTACCGATGCGGTGGGCCTCGCCGCTCTACGCGCTGGCGTACAACGGAATGCAAATCAACGGCGCGATGGATGTGAGCCAGGAAAAAGGTTCAACCGCAACAACCGTCACGGCCTCTTATGTCTGCGATAATTGGAAGTTGTATTTCAATGGCACGATGGCTGTCAGTGCTGCGGTCGCATCGGCTGTCGGGACCGTTCCCGGCATTCCAAACCTGCTTTCTATTCAACCCACAACGGCTCAGACAACGCTGGGCTCAGGTGATTACGTTTTCCTTATCCACGCCATCGAGGGATGGCGCACCATGCGTTTGGCTTGGGGCAGCGGCTCGGCGTTGCCAATCACTATCGCATTCTGGACAACCCACCATAGGACTGGGTTGCACGGTGGCACCGTTCGCAATGCCGCCAACACCCGTTCGTATGCATTCACCTATACGCAAGCCGTTGCCGACGTTTCGCAATATAACGTTATCACCATTCCCGGCTGCACTGATGGGGTGTGGGAGATAGGCACCAACACCGGAATATATCTGACCCTTACGATGGCGTGCGGCGATGGATCATCGGTCGCGCCATCGGCAAACAGTTGGCTGGCCGGGGCCTATGTGGCCGCACCGGGTTGCGTAAATGGTGTGGGTGCAACGACACATATTTTTCGCATCACGGGGCTTGTCGTGCTGCCGGGCCTCTACGCGCCGACCGCCGCACAGTCGCCATATATCATGCGCCCGTATGACCAGGAATTATTGCTGTGCCAACGGTATTTCTACAATTGGTATGGTGGCGGCATCGGGTTTGCGAACGGCTCGACATTCATTCAACTGTCGCAATTGCATCCGGTGATAATGCGAGGCACGCCGACAATCACCGGGGTCACTGGCACCCTGGCAACGATTGATACTGTCAGCTCCAGCAACATCAACCCCTCGTCAAACTCGGTCACGACGGTGAATGCCAACGGGCAAGCGGCTGAGTTTCGCATCAACAACTACACCGGATTAACTTCTGGCCAAGTGGTGGCGGTGCAGCCGCAAGGTCTTGTCATAGCAAGATTTGATGCGAGGTTATGATGGCTGAATATCAACTCACCGCCACAGATGTTGTGATCCGCAACAGTGATGGCGCAAACATCCCAAACGATCCCGCCAACAGGGATCGCATCGAGTACGAGCAGTGGATTGCCGATGGCGGTGTGCCAGACCCTTACGTCAAGCCGCCGAGAGTGACAATGGTTACGGTCGATTGGATTGGGCGTTTCACCAATGCGGAATATCGAGCAGCAACCGCGACGACATGGCGGCAGACCGGCCCCAACGCCAAAAACTGGGATGTTGTGGTGTTTGAGGATACAATCAATCTGAGCAATCAGAAAACGGCGGCGCTCAAGCAGTCACTGGTAACAGATGGCATCTTGACCCAAATTCGAGCGGACGAAATTTTCGCGCCGCCACCTGAATGACCGAGCTTCGCTCGTGGTTCAAAGAAAATCAAACCGTAGTGTTCTTCCTGCTGGCGCAAGCTGGGGTTCTGGCAGCGGGGGGCGCTAGTCTGCTCACTTACATGACCCGGCTTGAGGTGAGGGTCCACACCATGGAGCATCGTGGTGCCGAGTACACGGTGGCTCGCATGGAGGAAATGCGACAGCGCATCACGGTGCTTGAGCAGCAAATTGCAAAGAACGCGGCGCAGATTGAGCGTGTCGTCACTCTGTTGACGCGCGACATCAACAAGTAGGAAACCGAATGGCCGGGGCGATTGAGGAAGCTGGCAAGGTCGCGGGCGGGTTCGTCAGTGCGCTGGCGCGCGAGCCGCTGGCGCTATCGCTGTCGGTGATTTGCTTCGCACTGATCCTGTTCATGTTCTACCAGAACGCCAGCTTTAACGATCAACGCGAGGCCAACGTCAAGCTATTCGTGGCGATGCAAAGCGAGGTGCAGAAGCTCCTATCGCAATGCATCGTGCCCGCGCCGGAAAAACGACAATGACCGCCATCCATTTTGACCGCGAAACATATTTCGACGCCGTGCGCCGCCCGCTGTTTGGCGGCTCCATGACCGAGGGGCAAGTGATTGGGCAAGAGGCGATCTTGCTGCAATGGGAAACCGCGCCGCTCAGCGATGATTTGCGACACCTCGCCTACGCGCTCGCAACCACCAAGCACGAAACCGCAAACGAAATGCTGCCCATCGAGGAATACGGCAAGGGCAAGGGGATGCCATACGGTGTCGAGGTGCCGCCCGGCAGCGGCAATATTTTCTATGGTCGCGGCTACGTTCAATTGACGTGGGCAGACAATTATCAAAAGGCCACCGATGAGCTTGAGCTAGTCGGCGGCGATGATCTTTATGAAAATCCCGAGCGTGCGCTTGACCCGCAGATTGCCGCTGACGTGATGTTTCGCGGCATGATGGAAGGTTGGTTTAGGCCACCCAATTCGCTGCCCAATTTTTTCAGCGATGTGGCCGATGATAGCTGGGGGGCGAGGGAAATCATAAACGGTGATAAGCACATCATTCCGAGTTGGAGCAACGGCGTTAATATCGGAAAACTGATTGCCGGTTATCACGATGACTTTTTAGAGGCGCTGCAAATATCATCCAGCACCGCAATCCCAACAACCGAAATTGTCATCAAGGTGCAGAACGGCAAGGTGGTCAGCGTCACCATCGACGGGGCGTCGGCGCTATGACGCCGCTCGATGCCGCGCTAGAGGCGGCGGTGCAGCGGCATTTCGTGACGCTGTTCGAGGTGCTGATGGTTGACGCCTCGCCGCAGGGTTTGCAGCGGTTTGAAAAGGGTTTGAGAAAGCTGACCGACACCGAGAGCAAGGTGGCCGAGCTAATAAAAAACCCGCGCCAGTTGCCCGGCGCGGGTGGTGTTTAGGCTCGGCTTCCAGTTTTTAGATATTGCAGGGCCTCGCGCCCGGTCAGCGGCATCCGCTTGGTTGCGCCGCTGGCTTTGGCGGCGCGTTCCTCGCTGCGGATGGTGGCCTTGAGCTTTTTGCGCTCGGCCTGCTCGGCCTTGATGGCCGCCGCCGCTGCCGCATCCTTTGCATCGGCTTCCTTTGACCGTTGCAGGAATGTCGGAATGTCTGGCACCGGCTTGGCCTCGACCGCGACCGGCACCGTTGCGGGCATCGGCTTGGATGTTGGCTCGGCGGCCAGCGCCTTGGCTAACCGCTGCACCTGACGGCGCAGGCTAGTGAGTTTCAATTCATACCGCACCAGCTTAGCCAAACACGCATCGCGTTGTGTGGTAGAACGTTGCAGCGTAAGCAAAGCGGCGGCGTGCCGCTTTTCTCTAAGCGTCATCGTATATCCTTTCGATTGTCAAACAGCCCGCGAGTGGTGTGCATCACCACTCGCGGAAGCATTTTAGCAAATCGACTTTTTGCAAATTTCAGTTTTCAGAATTTTCATTGAGGAATTAGAAACGCGCGATGCGTTTGCCTAAGCGTCGCTTGTAACAAAAAGTTACTTTCGGCGTTTTTACTGTTTTCCAAACTCACCGGAGGAACACACCATGAGCCTACTAATTTCACTTTTGTATCTGTTGCTGCACATCGCCATCATCCTGTTTGTCGCGGCGTGCATCGTGTGGCTGTTGCGCTGGCTCGGCATTGGTATTGATCCGATGGTTTACAAAATCGGGCAGGCCATCGTTGCGCTGCTTGTCATCATCGCCGTGGTGATTTGGCTGTCGGGCGCGGTCGGCTATACGGCTTACCGCTTGCCGCTCTATCCGCGCTAGGCCCGCCGCCTGCGCCACCACAGCAGCCCGCCGCACGCCAGCACCAAGCTCGGCAGGCCCGCGCCGACGATGGGGCCGGGCACGGCGCTAGGGGCGATGAGCGACCATGAGCCGGGCACGCCGCCCGTCGATGCGCCGAATGTTGCAGCGCGACCGATCTGAGTGATGCTGTCACCGGGGCCAAATGTAACCGGAGTTAATTCGCTGGCGCTGGAAAGCCCGCAAACCGCAGTCCCTAGATTACTAAAACCGGGGCATGATCCGTACATAAACATCGGACCCCATTTTGTAAGTTCGCCGTCAGTGAAAGTGAAATCGGCTCGGTTGAAATCTTCAAAGTTGAAGTTGAATAAAAGGGCCCCGGTCGCAAGCTGGCCATGGACATGAACGCCGAGCGGCAAAAGCCCCGTCAGCCCGGCAGTGTCAAAATCAAACGTCACAAACCCCGTGAGGTTGGTCCCGAACAGCGCCGCATCGGCGGCGGCGTTAGGGTTGGGGCTATCGTGCAATGAAAAATCGCGAAACGTCGAGGTTTCGATATGCGTGAGCGGCGCTCCGGTATAGTAATAGGTTGTTGCGTTCGCTTGCTGCGCGAGCAGCATCAACAGCGCCGCAGCGCCTAACAGTTTGGCTTTCATCATATCCCCCGTTGGTTGCAACACCCTTGGTTGCTATTAGTAAACGTGCAGGGCGGCAAGGCACAAAATTTGGACGGCTAGGTGAGCGAGCGCCGCAACACCTCTGGCGTTGGGTACGTCAGCCCCTCGCCAAATTTCCATTCCGCATTCGTGCAATCGCCGCCATCGGTGATGATGACGCGCACGGTGGTGCCGAGCCGCGCGCCGAGCGTTTGCGTCATCCGCTGGAATGTGTCGAAAGCCTGCTCGGCGGTTTGCCAGCGGCAGACATACTCATAAGTGCCATCGGCAAAAAACTGGCACACCGAAAATTCTGCGCGGTCGGCATCATCGTTCATGCAAGTTGCCCTAGCGCACGATTGCCGACCAGCACGGCGGGCGGCGTCGGGATGGTGGTGCGTGTCGGTTTCCATAGGTGCAGGCAATGCGGATGGTTGTTGACGTAATCCGCTTTCGGCGGATGCAACTGCATCACGCACTCATCATCAGCCCAAAACAAATCCTTTACGAAACACATTTCCTGCCAGTTGGGCGGGCGGCGCGGCGTTGACACGCTGACGTGTTCCCATCCGGTATCAAAGCCAGCGGTGGCCATGATGTGCAGCGCCGAGCCGCACGGCCCCTGAATGTTAAAGCAGCCATAGGGGCCAAGGCTGCGGTCGCTGCCATAAGGCCCGCCGCGCACGCGACCGGCCTCAAGTTTCTCGGGCAGCACGTTCCTCATTGCTCGCGGCCCTTAAACATCAAATCAGCAAACGGAATAAGGTGGCGCACCGCCTCGATGTGCAATTGCAAAATCTCATCGCGCAATTCCGCATCGCGATGCCCGGCGATAAACATGGCCAGCAAGTCGGCCAGCACCGCACCTTGCACCGCAGGGCCTTTGCCAGCGAGCAGCGGGCGGATTTCATTCACCAACGCCTCAACCTCATGCGTGGATGGCTCAGTCATTGTTGCTGACCGGCAGCGCCGATTTCATTGCCTCAATCCATTGCGTCAAGTCGGCGGCGGCCTGTTCATATTGGCCGCGCTTGTAAGTTTTGCCGCAGATGCCGCCCGCTGCTTTCAGCATCGCGGTTGGTGTCCATTCCCGGTTCGGGCGCATCCCGGTTTTGGCATAGAGGCCGAGGCCCGAGCGCAGCGCCATCGCTCGATAGAGCGCGACGGCATCAGGCCCGGCGAACGTGATGCCGCCTTTGCCTGCAATGATTTCGCTGTCATCGCCCATAAAACGCCGTTACGTTTTTTTCGCCGTCGCCGCCGTTGAGATAATTGACATAGGCGGCGGCGGCCACCTCATCGCTAAAATCCTGCATCGGGTGCCATTTCTCATACGATGCGCCCTCATCACCTTGCTGCATTTGATAATGGCCGACCGTCCAACTCTCACCGAGCTTTGATTGTCTGTAAGTGTGCATTGTCATTCCCCCAACTCACTCTCATCCACCGGCTCATAAGCATCCGGCAGCGGCACGATGGGCGGCAGGCCGTTGGCTTTGCGTAGCGGGTTGACGCGCGCAACGCAGACGGCGCACACCGGCTCACGCTTGCCGTTGAGGGTGAGGCTCGGCACCCGCATCGGGTTGTAGCTAAACACGCGCCCGCAGCCGATGCAGGCCGATGTTGCAATTGCATATCCCATCACTCACCTCGCCCATCAAGCAAATCGAGCGGCGAGCATTCTAGCTCGGAGGCGAGCTTTTGCAGCGTCACGGCGCTCGGGATGTTTTCCCCGCTTTCATAGCGGGCGATTTGCTGGCCGCTCTTGCCGATGTTGTGGCCAAGCTGGTCGCGCGAAATGCGCTTCCTCACTCTACGCTGTCGCAACTTATTCCCGATCAAAACAGCACTAGGGGACATGCCCCGCTTACTCGCTGGCATCGGACGCCTCACACTTGATGGGTGATTGTTGGCAGGACTATTTCAAACGCGCTTCCCATTTTCTCGAGCCGCACACAAAAGCGGCCCCGGCAACGCAGCCGGTGCATTTCAATTTCCAAAGATTAGTCGTCGCCCCCCGCAAATCCGTAGCGGGTATAAGTTTGATAAACCCGCCAGCGGCGGTTTGTTTCCTATCAGTACATTTATTTTTTATACCCGATATCGGCTAGCAGTTGAAGCCATAACGGATATCGGTTACACCGTGCCTAAATTTTTGGCGGCGGCCTATGGATTTACCGTGGTTGAAACGTAATATCGGCGGATGGGACGCCCGCCGCTTTATGGCAAAGCCATGCTGATCCGGGTTGAGAAAACGGTGCCGGGGCGCATCGACAAGGTTTTGCGCCCCGAGGAAAGGCGGGCCGATTTCCTGCGCGCTGCCATTGAGCGCGAATTGACGCTCCGGGAAAAGATTGCGGAGAGCAGGTTGCTTCGCCGGAAAGCGATTGCCGCCGAGCGCGAACTGATGCGCCGGGAAAAGCGCCGGGAAAAGAAACGCTAGCGGACCGCTGGTTTCCTGCCAATACATTATATAGAGCCAGCGCGGCGGCACCCTGTCGCAGCCCGTTGCCCCATAAATCCCGGCAAAAGATTACGCCACGATTACACGGCAAACCCCCACCAGCGCGAAAATCTAGCCGTTTCAAAGGGTTGGATTTGTTTGCCGTTCTAATTCCCTGTTTTAACGGTGACGGTGCGACCGTATGCAAAAGCGCGCAAATACGGGCTTTTAATGAGCTAGACCGGGCGAGCCTATGCGGCTATATTCCCCCTGCCGATTACATAGTGATTACACCAGAGGGGTTTGAAATGCCGCGACTTACTGAGAGTAAAGCCAAGGCCGCCGCGCTGCCGACCGATGGCAACCAACGCTTTGTTTGGTGCAGCGAGGTGAATGGGTTTGGCGTGCGCGTCACCGATGGCGGCGTGCGCAGCTACGTTGTGCAGACGCGCGTGAACGGCAAGCCGGTACGCAAGACACTCGGGCGCGTTGACGTGCTGCCATGGGAAGGCACCGAGGATGCGCCCGGCGCGCTCGACCTTGCGAAGCTCGCCATCAGCGCCGCCCGTCGCGGCACCGAGATTGGCGACACGCTCGGCAAATCCGCCGCGCAGACGTTCACGCTGCAACAGGCTTGGGATGCCTATGCGGCGACGGGCTTCCCGATCCAGGGGCAGGCGCAAAAGGAAGGCACCCTGAAAGCGGCTGGCTCGATCAAGATTGAAACCAGCTTGTGGCGCTGCCACCTTGTCAAGCTCGCCAGCAAGCCGGTGGCCTCGCTCACCGACACGGTGGTGCGCCTCTGGTGCGATGCCATCGTCAAGCACAGCGGCATCGGTGCGCGCAATCAATCGCTGCGGACGCTGCTTGCCGTGGTCAAGTTTGCCCGCACGCGCGGCCTCTGCGAAACGCCGGTCATCACCGTGAAGGCTGGCAAGGGCAACAGCGTGCAAAACTATCTGACGCCCGATGAGTTGAAGCGCGTGGATGCGGCCTGCGTCGAGTTGGCCGCGCTCGAGCCCAACCGCGCGACCGGCTATCACGTCATTCGCGTGCTGCTGCATACCGGCGCGCGCAAATCGGAAATCCTCGGCCTGCGCCGCGACCTTGCCGACCTCGACAACAAAACCGTCAAGCTTGCGCACGACAAGGGCAACGGCAACCGGGGCCGCACCATTCTGCTTTCCGACAAGGCCGTTGAAATCCTGCGCGCGCTGCCGACCTATGGCCGCTCGGTGTACTTTTTTCCGAGCCGGATTGACGGCCAGCATTATTGCGAGGTTGATGACCACAAGGTTGCGGCGTTCAAGCGCGCGGGCGTCAAGTCGGTGCGGCTGCACGATCTGCGGCATTCGTTCGCCAGCGCCGCCATCAGCAACGGCGTAGAGCTTTACACCGTGGGCAAGTTGCTCGGCCATCGAGATTACAAAAGCACCTTGGTCTATGCCCATTTGAGCGATGCGGCGGCGCGGGCCGGTGCCGACAAGGTGGCCAATGTATTGGCGTAAGGCGCTGCCAGCTTTCCTGTGCGTTGCGGCCATCTTAGCTGTCATCATTTTTGTTGCCCGCATGGATGGCGGCCCGTCATCATCCACGCTGGATGCCGGGCTGCGCGCTCACCGCATACAGCAGTGCATCGGCACCGCACCGCCTGATAAGTCTTTTTCGGAATGGACAACCGAGCTTGCCAACCGAGCGGCGCGTGCGGGTGTGACAACCGATGCATACCAAGCTCTCGCGTGGCAAATTGCCGAGCGTAAAAACCCCGGCGTGACTGAGCGGTGCAAAGCTCGCTAGGCTGACAAGTGCGACACCGCCAAACTCAACGGGGCCCCCTCACAGGGCCCCGTTTTTTTATTTGCGCTTATCGCGGCTGGTTCGGGTTGTTGGGGTTGGGGTTCGGGTTTGGATTTGGGTTCGGATCATTCGGATCCGGCTTTGGGTTCTGTTGTGTCATTTGACGTTCACTCCCGTGGCGGATGCCACACATGATCAACCCGCCGCCAGCCTGCACGTTCCAAATCGAACGGGGCCCTGCGAGGGGCCCCGTTTTTTGTTTGCCTCAAACAGCACGCCGCCGCCGCCAGTAGCTCAAGCCAAACAGGCTTAGCGCACCGGCAAGTAACCCTGGCAAACCAGCACCGACCACAGGGCCGGGGATCGCGTTCGGGATAAGAAAGAACGAGTCCGGCCCGTCATTGGCCCCGGTGATCCTCGCAAAAAACCCAACCGTGTCACCGGGATTGATGCCAGCCAGAGAGAGGCCGCTGATTGTCCAATCTGGAAATCCGGTGCCATCATTGACCGCTGCCACAACTTGCCCGCCCGGTTCCGGCGACCATACCGCCAATACGGTTTGTTGCGTGTAGTTGAGGAACCAAAAACTTTCCAGCGTCTGCGGCGTGTTGGTATCGTTCACGTCGAGGCCGACCGAAAAGCCTATCTGCCCTTGCAGCGCCGTCAGCAACGGCGAGCCCGGCAAGAGACTGTAGCCGGTCACGTTGACGAAGCTGTCGAGAGCAATGCCAGAGCCGCCCTGCGTTGGAACGGTCGCGGTGGAAAAAAACGCCACCGTGTCTGCGTTGCCGGTGTTGCCGAACAGGTTATACCCCATGCCCACAGGCTGTTGAGGTTGGTGTGCCCCGCAGATGAGGCATGGCAAGTTTGTCGTTTGTTGACCGCTCGGCACGGTCGGGTCCAGCGACAGCACCGCAGCGCCAGCGATATTCCAATCAAGACCACCGAGAATGTCAGCTTTTGCGCCGCTGGCGAGCGCGGTCAGCATGGTAGCTGCCAGCAAAACTTTCTTCATAGCGAACAATCCTTCACTTTGTGGTGGCTGTCTCAAGACGCCGCCCGCCACCGTTAAGCGGTATTCGTAACTGGATTTCGGCGCTGCGCTGCTCGATCTTGATAAATAAATCTGGCTGCTTCAGCGCGTCGGATATTCGCTTGCAAGCGATGTCAAAATATTTTGGCTCTATTTCTATCCCGATAAACTTTCGACCGAGATTGACTGCGGCCACGCCTGTGGTGCCCGATCCCATGAATGGGTCAATGATGGTTTCGTTTCCACGCGAAGCGCGCGCGACTGCCCATCGCATCCACGCAACTGGTTTTGGACATGGATGATCTATTTTTTCGGTGTTTGGCTGCTCATCTCGGTGCGAGTTAGGTCGGCCACCGAGCCCGTCTTGCAAATACGGGTCTTTTCCATAGAACAAAATCGGATGGGTGCATTGAAATCCCCAAGCCGTGCGCCCTGCGCCGTTTGGCGTAAATACAGAACCAAGTGACGCGGGCTCAGGATATTCCCAAAGCATGGCGGGGCCGCAAAAGATAATGGCGCGGGTTGCGCTTGCCAGCACGGCGGGCATCAACTCGCGGATCATTTTGCGAACATGGGCGGGGCTGTCGTCATATAATTTGGATGCCCGCAAGCTCTCGCCGCCGTCAAAATGGCGGCTATCTCGGAAATCGCTGGTTTTTTTCTCTAGTCCAATTCCAAATGGCGGGTCAGTCACCACGGCATCGACCGTGCCGAGCGTCGGCAATATGTCCCGGCAATCGCCCAGATACAGCGTCACGCCTTCCGCGATGGTTTCGACGCGGTTCATTGGCCGATTTTCTTGCGCTCGATTTCCTCGACGTTGCTCAACGCGCAAAGCCAACGCCCGTTCAACTCGATTTTTTTGATGCCGAGCTTGCGATAGTTTTCCGTCAGGCTGCGCGGCGACATATGCCACCGCTCGGCCAACTGTTTCTTTGTCAGGAACACCACCGGGCCCGCTGCCGGTGGCGTTGCCGTGGGATGAATACGCGGACGCCCGCGCTTGCGTTTCTCAAGCATCGCTCACCTCATATTCGCAGGCGGTGCAGATGCCACCGCGCCACCATCAAGCCAAACACCATCGCCGCCATCGCGCTGGCGACCACCACCAACAGCCCGCCCGTGCCCGCTGGTGGCGTTTCGCGGGTGAGGGCTGGCCATGTGTCGGGCGGCTCGCCGGGGAACGTGGAGAAAACCACGCCGCGTGCATCTGCGCGGGCATCCTCGATCCAATCCCAACGCGGCCCGCTGCCCGGCGGCGGTTCGTGATACGGCGGCATCAGGCCAGCGGGTAACACCACAAGGGTTGGAAGCAAGGTCGGTTTTGGGCCGTCGCCCTCTGCCGCTGACGTTCGCGATACGCCATCGGGCCTGCTTCCAGTATTCGCCCGAGCCGAATTGATTGGCGGCAACGGTGCGGGCGGCGACGGGGTGAAGGTGCCGCCACGCACCGCGCGCCGGGCCGACCGTCGCCGGTCGGACCAACAGCGTTGCGAGCCCTCGAAATACCAATACAAGTGCCGTTGCGGCCATAGGGCTCGCGCCTCGCCTCTGCTCAAACATTTGTCGGCTGCATTGGTGGTGCCGGTCCACAACGGGACGCAAACCAGCACCACCGCCGCAACGGCGGCACCATGCGGGGATCGCATCAGGCACCGCCAATGGTGGCCACCTCATCCTCATCGTTGCGCGGCTTCACCAGCGGCGCGTTTTGAATTTGAAACGCGCGGCCCACCGCCATGATGGTTTCCAAAATGGTTTCCACCTCGACCCGCCTGCTAACCGCCTCATCGCGCACAATCATCATGGTGTTAACGCGGCTTTCCATGTCTGCCGTCTGCGCGTCTTTCGCCTCAAGCGCCACTTTGTAGGCGGCGATCTGCGATTGCATTTGCCTCACCTGTTCGCGCAGCGCATCCCGGTCGGCTGCGGTTTCGTGGTAGAGCGCCAAGCCCTGCTCGACGGCGGCCTGCCGTGATGCTGGCAAATCGTTGCCGTTTGCTTTCTCGGTGTCGCTCATGGTCGCTGCCTTTCCGGTTGAGCCCCCACGGCCCTAGAAATCGCCACCCTGTTCCCGCTGTTGCACCCACCGCAACGTCGCAAGCACGCTCTCCATCATCTCGATCAGCTCGACCGCCTCGCCGTTGCGCATCTTGTCGCGCGCAATCAGCCCCGGATAAGTTTGCTGGCGCATTCTGATTTCGCGCTCGACCTCCTGGATTTGAACGCGCAGCGAATGCTTAGTCTTAGTCATGCGCGGGCCCTTCGCGCTCTGGTGCGGGCCCGCGCGTCAAACCCGACTTGCACGAGCTCTATCGCGTCAGCCTCGTCGCCGCCCGATGCCTCGATGATCCAAGTAAGATTTTGGATGAGTGGGCTGACAACAACGGTGATGGCATCGCAAGGGTCAACGCCGCCGCGCTCCAACGTGTCGAGCGTGTCAATCACCAACACCCTCAGCTTGGCTTCAAAGTGCTTTTGAATGTCGGCGCTCATCACGCTGGGCTGGCGCGCGCGCATCACGCGCCTTTCGCGGTGCTATAGCCGCGCTGCCATTCGCGGAAGCGCAGCGGGTTTTCCTTGATGTCGCGGTTGAGGCATCCGGTGTGACCGGCGCGCGCGTCTTTGATGCCCTGCTGATAGTCGGCGCTCGGCACCTCGGGGCCCGGCCAACCGTCATCGGCGGGCTCGGCTTTCAAATCCAACTGTTCGCCATCGGGCAGACTGCTCGCCGCAACCTCACTAACCTCATCACGCTCATCGGCGGGCTGGTCAGGCGTTTCGCTCGGTGATTTACGGGCACGCCCGCGCGCTTGTTTTGCAGTCCCGCCATCCGTGGGTGCAGATAGAGCGTCAAACTGTTCAACAAGGCGCGGGCGTGTATCCGGTTCCGGTGTGACGGTTGGCGCGGCCACCGGCAGAACGTTGTCATCGTCATCGCGGGTGAGCGCGCTGCGGGCCTCGACGCTCATGGGCAGCATCTTGGCGTGATGCTTGGCGACGGTTTTGCACGCCATCTCATTCCACCAATCCACCCACGGCCCGCCGTCTTTGGCGCGCGACACGTTGCGGCGCTTGTCAATTTCCGCCACCGTCATCACGTCGCGGCTCAGCGTGCCGTCGCGGAATTGCGCGACCGAATAGGCGAGGATGGGCCTGCCACGGTTGTCGAGCGCGGGTTTGTGCTTGATGTGCGGCTGGTCGCCAAGCTCATAGTCCCAAGCATCACCCTCACAAATCACCGCCTGCTCAAACCGGGTGATTTCACCGGATTGCAACACCAGCTTGCGGATGCCCGCGACCATCGGTTGATACTGTGCAACGCTGCCGCGCTCGCGGTCCTTGTAAATCACCAGCACCGCCTCGCGGCCGTCAGGGATGAGCCCATCTTGGGCGCAGCGCATCAGCGCGTTGAACAGCGAACGCCGGTCAACCTCGATGAGCTTTTGATTTTGCGACAACGCCGTGAGCGTGGCGCGCTGGAAATATTCCGGCTTGATGTGCGACGGCAGCGCATTGGCAAACTCGCCGGCGCGGGCCTGTAATTGATCGTGGATTTCAACGAGCGCGGTGGCGCGGGCGGTGGCCATAACTATTCCTTTGCTTGCTGGCGATAAATGTTGATGCGGGCCGGAGTGACCACCATTTGGTCGCAGCGGTCGCAGCATCGGCCCTCATTGATGGGCTCGGCGTTGTTGCCGCCCGCCCATCCGCTGGCGTTGGGCTGGATGACAACTTGGCAAATCGAGCAAGTCAGCGGCTCTTGCTTGGCCATATTCATTCCCCTTGTTGAGCGGCGAGCAGATGCGCGAGCCGGGCGGCACCCGAATTGATGTAGTGGTAATTGCCGCACTGGCTGATCTGGATGGCAACGCCATCGCCGTGCTGATGCTCGATCAGTGCAATGCCATGCACCAAACCGGCGCGGGCGCGGAGCAGCAGGCTTTCAATCATTACAATCATGTCGTCATCGGGTTTTGCTGGCTTGAAATCCAAAATATTTTCTCGCGACATGACACGCTCTCCTGTTAGTTTTGAGTTTCGCGGATACGCTTCACTTTGAGCGGGCGCGACGTTGACGGCTTGACGGTGTAGCCGACACGGTTCTGGGTTTTCAGCGTGATGCGGAAATCACCGGCCAAGGCGCTTTCAGCCGCGCCCATCTTGTGCCGAATGAGGGTGTCAATGCGTTCGGCGTCGGCCTCGATGACACCGAGCAATTGCCGGGTGCGCTCGCGCTCATGCAGCGCGTGCATCAACTCGTTGTCGCCGCTCAACTCGATGGTGCTGCCGTCGCTTGCGCCCGCCAGGTTTTGCAGCAACTTGCCGTCGCGGGAATAGTCAGGCAGCGGTGGTGTGTCCCGCTCGACGCTGAGCCAAAACGCCTCGACCGCCTCGACCAGCCGCTGCCATATCGGCTCGTGCAGGGGCACCGGGTAAAGATCAAACTCGCAGCTAAACCCGACCCGCAGCGCGCCGACCGCTGCCCATTCGGCCCCGACGAGCTTGGCTTCCGTGAGGGCTTGGCACGCAATCCAAAGGGGCGGCACGCCGTCGGCGTATTGCTTTTTGAATAAGCCCGGCTCGATGGACTTGAGTTGCACCACGCCAAGCCCGCGCTCGGGGCATTCAACGGTTAGGTCGGGCGTTGCGCCGATACGCAGCGCGCGGGCCCGCCAGTAGGTGTTGTTGGAATTGTGGATCACCTTGGCGTCGGGCATTTCCTCTGCGGCCAGTGACACGGCCACGCTTTCAAGCAATCGCCCGCGCCGCAGCACGGCGTTGTCATCCTGCACCGGGATGAGCTTGCCGGTTTTCTCGGCCCATAATTGATAGGGCGAAACATACGGGTGAAGCCCGAGCAGCGCAGCTATTTGGCTGGCCGTTACGTCGCGCTGCCGCAGCCCTAACCATTCTTCACGGGTGGCGGGCGTGTGGCGCTCGGCAATCACTCGGGTGTCGGTGACATTGTGCATGAGCGACCGAAACCACAAATTTCGGGCGCTGTCCGCAAAAGTGTACTGGCAGTACACTAATCACAGCAAATATTTTCAGATTTAACGCTACACGTTAAAATTTCACGCTGTGCGTGAGAAAATTTAACGCGTGGCGTTATTTACTTTTTCGAATGACGCGGTAAAAATATTTTCAATTCGCTGTGGGTGCGGATAGAGCCTCGCGTAAAAGAGGTTCGACATGACTGCCAAGCCAAACGGTAAGCTGAATTATAATTTGCAAGGGTTCGACGAAGTTGTCGAAGCACTCGGCGGCATTAAGGAAGTGTCCCGGCTGACACGTCGGTCGGCGTCACAAGTCTGCCAATGGCGAACAAAGTTCGGCGGGTTTCCGAGCGAACATTACTTAACGATTTCCAAGGGGTTACTGGCGCGCGGCTATGGTGCCCCGCCGCACTTGTTTACGTTTGAACGCCCGAGCGAGTAGCGACCATGCGCCGCTCGGCCAGAGAACCCGATTTATTCGGGCCGTTCACACGCACCCGGCTGTCTGATCCGGATACCTCGCGCGAGGCGGCTGACAGCGTTGCGCCGAAAATGACGGCGCTGCGGGCGACAGTGCTTGGGCATTTTGCGCGCAGGCGTTCGCTCACTGATCTGGAATTGGAAGGGCTCTGCGCCGACCACGGTTCGACCTATCGCACCCGGCGTTCGGAGTTGGTGCAGATGGGGCTTGTTGAGGACAGCGGCGAGCGCCGAGAGCAACGCGGCAGCAATCGCGTGGTGTGGGTCATCACCCCGCAGGGCTTGGAAGCGGCAAAGATATTTTGGCACCAGCGGTGATGCTAATGATAACACCAGCAAATGAAATGGCGCGGCTTGAGTTTCATCCGCTGGCCAATGTGCTGCCGCTGATCGACGGAGTCGAGTTTGACCGGCTTGTTCATTCCATCGTGGATAACGGGCTGCACGATCCGATCATCATCTTTGAGGACAAGATTTTAGACGGGCGCAATCGGTATCGCGCTTGCCTCAAGGCTAACGTCGAGCCGCGCACGGAAGTATTCAGCGGCGGCGATCCGGTGGCGTTCGTGATGGATCGCAATCTGCACCGCCGTCATCTCACAGCGGGACAGAAAGCGATGGCGTTGGAAAAATTCGCAACGCTTTCAAACGGCCAAACGTATGCAAAACAAGCTGTCGGAATGCCGACAGCTAAAACCCGCGCCGAGGTCGCCAAGACTGCCGGGGTCAACAAAGAAACCATCAGCGACGCCAAGACCATCAAGGCCGAGGGAACGCCCGAGGAAATAGCCGCCGTTGCCAATGGCACGCGGGCGATCAGCACCGTTGCCAAGGAAGTGCGCAAGCGGCGCGGTGGTCGCAAAAAGGGTTCGACTTCTCACACGCGCAAGCTCGCAATTTTCGAGCGCGGGATTTCGTCGCTTTGCAACATTTGCGAAGCCGCCGCCGAATTGGACATTCCGAAATTAGACGCCGAGCAATGCAAAACCTTCGATCAACAACTGATGGAGGCTCAACGGGCGATGCGCGAATTGCGCCATCGCATCAACAACGATGGAGGAGGCACGCATGGCTGAAAAATTTAGCGAAAAAACCCAGCGAATAGAATGGCTACCAAACAGACAGCTATCGGTGATTTGGATTCAGTCGCAACGCGCGTATAAGGAAACACGCGCCCGCAAAATCGCCGACAACTTCGACCCTGACCGGTTTGACCCGATCCGCGTCACGTTGCCAAACGGCAAAGGCGAATATCACATTATTGACGGCCAGCACCGCAAGTCGGCTGTCGAAATGCTTTGGGGAAGTTCTGAAAAAGTACCCTGCATCGTGCTGGAGGCCGAGAACCCATCTGAAGCGGCCAAGCTGTTCGACGGCATCAACGGCTTGCGGTACGGCGTCGATCCGATTTCAAAGTTCAGGGTGCGTGTAACGGCTGGCGAGCCGGTCGAAGTCGCAACCAACAAGATTGTCGAGCATCGCGGTTATAAGATTGCCAACGGTCGCAGCGAGGAACCACGGGGTGGTCGAAGCATCAGCGCGGTCGGCGCATTGATCGCCGTTTACACCACGCACGGCCCCAAGGTTCTCGATGATCTTTTGCAAATTCTGTCGGCGACTTGGCCGTCTGACCCATACGCGACTAGCTCAAGCATCCTTCGCGGATACGGTTCGTTGCTTGGCGAGTTTGGCAGCAAAGTTGATTGGGGTCGCCTCAAGGCGGTGATCGCCAGCAAATACACGCCCGGCAGCTTGATGACCCAAGCCCGCGAACAACGCCACACCTATGACATTCCGATGGGCGATGCGGTCTTGCGCGTGATACTGGCGCGCTACAATCGCGGTTTGCCAGAAACCAAACAACTCAAGCGCGGAAGTCGCTCGTGAGGTCGCGTGAGGCGCGTTTTATCGGCCACGGCAATTTTACGCAGGGCGAAGGGCATTGTCGCATCAATGCTTGGCGGTTGACGTGTTCGCAATGCAAGGACATCAAGGTGATAGCGATGCCGCACGGCGACCTCCCGCCAAATCTGCTCATCAAAAAATTCCATCAGGCGGGCTGGATTGTCGGCAAGCGGGCAATAGCCGACCTGTGCAGCGTGTGCCAGCAAAAGCAAAAGCGGGGGCAAGTGGTTGCGATGCCAGCGCCAACGATTGCGGTGCCGCCGCCAGCTAAGCCGACAACAGCGCCGCCGCCAGAGCCGGATGATGGCGTCATCACCATCACCATCCTTCGATACAAAGAACTGACGAAGGCGTGGCGCTTGTGGCGCGCTGGTGTTGAGCCGCTCAAGGACGGCCGCGTGTTGATAACAATCCACGCCCTGTTGTGCGCTGGCAAGGTCGATGAAGCGAGGCAAGCCATTGAGGCACATTTGCCTCATGCCAAAGTGAACGCCACGGCGACCAGTGTGCCACCGGCAGCGCCCCGCGTCACGCCAGCGGAAACAATCCAGCGCGACAACACGTTCGATGAGTGGTTGAGCAACCTCGAAAGGGATCACCGCGCGGGCCACGCCGGGCCGTCCACCAATTCAAATCAGAGGAAACAATCATGACATGACCGCACCTCGCCAGATGGATTGGCTCGCCGCGCCCGAGCGAACGCGCAAGGGAAACCGTTACGCTGAGTTCCGGTTGCAGTGTGCGGTTGCCTCGACGCTGCGGCAATTCATTAACCCGCGATGGCGAGCGGTGCATTTGCCGTTTGGCGAGTATCGCTTGCCAGCGACGGCGGGCCGCCTCAAGCGCATGGGCGTTGAGCCCGGTTGGCCGGATTGGTTGCTGGTCGGGCCCGGCAAGGTTTGCTTTCTCGAATTGAAGCGCGGCAACGGTCGGCCATCACCAGCGCAGGCGGAACTCGCCACGCACCTCATGATGTGCGGGTGCGGCTACGCCATCGCGTTCACCTACAAGCGCGCCATCGGCATCCTACAGGATTGGGGTGTGTTGCCGATGACGCTGCATGTGCAGTGAGGCGTGACATGAGCGGGCGCTGGTTCCGGCTATATGAGGACGCGGTGATTGACCCCAAGGTGCAGAGCCTGCCGCTGCCGCTGTTCAAGTTCTGGATCAATCTTCTGTGCATAGCTTCAAAAAACGGTGGAGTGATCCCGCCCATAGATCAGCTTAACACTGTGTTACCCGTTCGTTACGACCGCATTAAGAGGGGTCTTAATGC